TTCTACTTTATATCTTATTTGATCAAAGCTTTTATTCAGTGCTTCAGCTGTTATAGCACTACCAGCAGCGAATGTATTAGCAGCTGTACTGACACCTGTTGCTCTTTTGATTAGTACTTTATCTCCATTAGCTAAAGCAGATGTGAAGGTAATAGTAGTGTTACCACTAGTACCAGATAGAGTGTAATCTGTAGTTTCTGTTTTCTTAGCGTATATCTTAGCAGTAAGTTCACCTCCAGTACCACTAGATAAACCACTAATACTTATATTAGGTGCTGTTGTGTAACCTGATCCTCCACTACCAGTGAATTCTGTGCCATCAGCATCTGTCCAAAACTTACTATCAATTTGATTGCTAGTTACTGTTGCACGTACAGTAGGAGCACTACCACCTCCACCTGAAAATACAAGTGGTACAGAATTAGTTGTATTACCTACACCAGCTGATCCTGTAAAGGTTATATTAGTATAACCAGCTCCAGCATTAGTAACTTCTATTGATTCTACTTTACCTTTACCGATATATACTTCTAAATCTGATGTGTTTGCATATGGAACAGTGACACCAGAAACCACTGTAGGAGTCCCACTAATTGTAATTGTTTGTTCTGTTGCCATTGTTATTTATACATTGAAAGAATGTTTGTTGTTTCTCTTGTTTTTCTAAACCGTTTCTTTTTAGCTTCCTTCTGTTCACTAACTAATGTAGTAATAATAGGATCATCCATAATAGATGCCCATGCTTTTCTACGTGCTTTCTGGAAGATTCGATCTATTTTCTTATTATGGAAATAATCAGCTCCTTCATATTCACCTCTATTACCACTATTAATATCTCGTTGCATTACTTCTAAAGATGCAAGTATCTTAGGATCTTCAGCTAGTTTATCTAGTTGACGTTCTAAATTCTGATCACCTATAGCTTTTTGGAACATAGACCTAATACGTGGTGAATCAGTCAGATCATCACCTTTAGGAGAATAGTAAGTAGATAAACGTAAATCATACCCACTATCAAATAATAGCTTCCTACCAGGAGTGTTGTCTAAGTTGAAAGATATAGGACTAATAGCATTAAACATTCTAGTCATAGGATCCCAATCTTTAATTGGTCTTCCATTTAACAAATCATATTTAATAGGTAAATCCTCACCAGGTAAGTTCTCACTAATTAGGTTTCTATTCCTAATAGCTTGATCTATACCAGATCCTAGTTCTCTCATATATGGTGTAAATACTTTACCTAACTCATTTCTCAAACCAGATAAAGGTATAGTATTATTAGCTATGTTAGCTATAATACGTTCAGCTTGTCCAGGTCTACCACCAAATAAATCAACAAACTGCTGCATACCAGCAAGATATGATTTACTAGTTACACCTTGAGCCATAACTAAAGCTACTTTCATTAGTTGATCTTCTGTCCATTCTTCTCCCATTAACTGACTAGCATCACCTATATCACATATAGTAGATAGAATTAAGTTAAATGGTTCTATAGAATCATATCCAACTAAAAGACCACCTAGTTTAATTTGTCTTTGTTTAAGTCCTCCATCTATCCATGACTGTCTCTTCTGTCTATCCACAGGACCATTACCTGTAAGATTACCAGACATCCAAGCCCAAATAGCCATTGAAGTTAAAGCTGAACCCATTGCTAATCTACCAGTTTGTAATGCCTTAGCATTAGCAAGTTCTGCAGCATTGGTTATTCCATATCTACCTAAATCATCAATATCAGCTGCTGTAGCAACAGCTATATCATTAAATTCTTTAACTAAGAAGTTAAAGCCAGGAGTATGTTTAGCAGTTAACTTAAGACCATTTACACCAGTTCTAGCAAATAAGAAGAAAGGTTTAGCCCAAGGATGTGCTTGGAATACTTGGTTTAATCCAGATGCCATACCTTGTGGATTAAGTTCTTCAGTCAGTGTTACTTCTTTACGAGCAAACTTAGTAGCTGAATCTACAATATCACCATTAGAATCAAATATCTGACGATAGAAATCTTCTTCATAAACTCTAATCAATTCTGGTGTTATCTCACTATAAGCAGTTAAAGCACCCTTCTGTTGAGCATCTAAAGCAGATCTCATAGCTTTCTCTCTCATCTTAGCTCTACCTAGTATATAAGCAAAGGCATCGTCAGTTGCAGCCATTAGCTTAGTAGAGTAAGTTAAGAAGTTATTATTATTCATAGATCTAGCCATGTTTGCCATAGCAAACCAAGCTTTATCCCCATCAGTAGCTCTACCACTTTCTTCAGCCCATTTCCTAATTAGTTCCCAGTTATTATCATTTCTAGTATATTCAGAGAAACGAGACTTAACTGTAGATATATCACCAGACCAATATGAATCTAATTTATTTTTAAATACTGTCCAAGATTCTGGTATAGCTTCCATCATAGCATTGATAGAAGATAAACCTGCTCTAAGTGTAGCAGCATCACCAGTGAAAGGATACCTGAATGCAGCTCCTAAAGCCGTAGAGAAAGGTCTAAGGAAGGTTGCAGTACTTGTACCCATAATAGCTCTCATAGGTGTTTTAGGACCGCTTAGGATGCTATGTATCATAACACCTTCTAGTTCTCTTATAACAGCACCAGTCTGCTTCTTACCTTCGATCTCTCCACCTCTGATCATCTTCCTAGCCCAAGCATCAAAATCATCAACACTATTAACTGTCTTCATAGAAGAGAATGCTTCAAATAGAGCATTCAACATATCTTCATCAGGATCATCTTTAGCAATCTGTAAGATTGACATAATAGATTCTCTAGTATCAGCCATATCCTTAGATAAGGTTTCTTCTAAATATCTACGTTTACCAGCTCCTAATTCTCTGAAGTTCTGAGATTTAACAATTCTAGCTTTCTTTGTTTCAGTTAGAAGAGTTAACATAGTATCTACTATTTGATCAGCTGGACCATCTATATCAGTTAGATCAGCAAAATCAGCTATTTCTCTACCAGCTATTCCAAGGTCTCTTAGTTGATGTAATAGTGTTCCTGTTATTAAATCAGCTACTACTACATTCTTACTAGTAAGTGTTAATATAGCATCATTTGTCCCACTATCATAAATATCATAAGATTCAAATAATTCTTTTAAGTATTCTTTTGCTTCCATATCAGCTGCATCTCTACCTATAGTGATACGTTGATGTGCTGAAATAGCATCTCCAAATACTTCTACTAATCTCTTTCTACTACCACCTACACTTTTGAGAACTTCTTTATATCTTTCACTACTTAATAGTTTCTTTAAGACATCTTCTACAGTATCCTCACTAATGTCAGCTTCTCTAGCTATACGTTCTCTTTGTACTGGTGTAGTAACAGAACCTGTAGAGCCATCCTGTGCTCCCCAGTCATTTCTAATTCTCTTTTGCTGTGACCATACAATAAAAGGATCTTCTCCTGATATATGAGCTGCTTGATGAGCATCCATTACAGGTTTATTCTTACTACCACGTGGGGTAAATTCGTTCCTTCTAACTTCTTGTATACCTTTTCTAAGAGTTTGTAGTTCTACACTTCTCTGTCTTGCAGCTATTTGAGCTTTAACAGCATCACTACCTCGACCTAAAGCCATAGCAGCAGTATCAAATACTAGACCAATACCCATACCTTCAACGATGTTCTTAAACTTCATCATTACAGGATGGTCTGTTTCTCTAGTACTTAAAGGAGTATCTATGAAACCATAGCGTTCTCTAAGCATACCTAAAGCATTATCACCATCTGATTCTTTAGATACTAAATCAGATACAGCACCAACTCCAGCAGCTCTTACAAGGCTATTAGCCATAATACCTGTACCTGCTATACCAAGTCTAGCTGCAGTTACTTTTGCAGTAGGTATAATAGCAGCAGCCATGCTACCAAAATGTACAGTACCTCTTAATAATTTACCCCACCATGTTTTAGTGATGATAGGGTTATCATGATCTACTAGAGGATCCCATTCAGGTCTATAGTATCCTTTCTCTTTTCTTTCTTTTGATATCTCACCAGTTAAAGCATCTACTGTACGTTCAGGGAAAGTCAGCATAGATGAAGCAGTATCTTGTAAACCACCAGTTAGTATAGACTGACCTTCTTTAGCTAATGCTTTGAAGCCCCATTTATCAGCATTCCTTGGATCTGCTTGTTCATTTAGAGCTTGTTTTTCAGTTTGTTCTTCTTCAGTTTGTACGATTTCTTGTGCTTCTTCTTGCTTTCTTGTTTGATCTAAGTATTCTCCTAGATCATTAGCAAATTGATTAGCAGCATCAGCAGCACTATCGTCAATTAAAGACGGATCTATTGGCATTGTTTTATACGTTATATTTATCTTCCACGTAAGCCGTAGCTACACCAGGAAGCATTGTATTGAGATTAGCAAAGGGTGATTGTTCTCCTACTACTTGATTATGTTCTTCTAATAAGTCTGGGTCTATATTTACTAAAGATATATCCCATCCAGAATATTGATTATTACGTTCAGCATTAGCTCTTAAAACATTAGTTAATTGTTCTGGAGTTTCATAAGATGATACTGCAACTAAATTATTTAGTGCTTCTCCATCGTCACTAGCAAAACTCCTTAGAGTCCTAGCAGGAGATGTTTTATTAAGTAATAGATCTTGTTGTTCTGGTGGTAGTTCTCTTTCAGGTAATGACTCTACATCACTATTCTTTAATACACCAGTAGTCACTAATCTATGCATCATAAGTTCATATGGAGTTATATTCTTATAGAATGATGCAGCTCTTCTATAGTATTCAGGTATATTACCTCTACCAGTTTGATAATAAGTTAAAGCTTCTTTTAATGGAAGTTCTTCACCTTGTAATGGTTGACTACCAAAGATTATATTACGATCTTTGCTTATAGCTGAAGACATTTGGAATACATCATTAGCTCTTTTCTCATCACGTTCTAAGATAGGGAATGTATCTAGTGTACCACCTTTGATAATCTTAGCAGTTTCTTGTTGGGCTAATGAATAAGCTACTTCATGTGTTTGACCAGCATTTCTTTCTGCTCTATACTTAGCATTAAATATATCAGTAGCTTGTTGTCTTACAGCAATCCATAAAGGATTAGTCCTAGCTTTATCTAATGTCTCGTCTTCAGTATATACTGTAACTTGTCCGTCTAACCATTTGTCTCTATTAGTTACTTGATCTTTAGTCATACCACTTTCTTGTACAACCTTCTTCCACTTGACCCACATTTCTATATCAGTAATACCATCAATATCTGCTGACTTAAGTATCTCTCCATTTCGATATCTTCTAGATAATTCTCTATCTATATCTTCATCTTTGATATCTTGTTTAGTTAGATAATTATCTATCCAGTCAGCTTTCTTACCAAAGGCAGCCATATGTTGTGCTTGAAGATTCTCCATATACTCTTCAGTAGGAGGCTGATTACCTTCTCTTATTGTTGTTATTTCTCTATCTTTAAAGTCGGCTAATGCTAACTCTTCATCTCTTTGTTTAGCTTGAAAAGCATCCCATCTACCATTCCTTATGATTTTTTTTAATTCACTTAAATGAGGATCTTTAGCCCAGTATTCATCAATAACATGTGGTTGACCATCATTACCCATGATTATGTCTTGCATCATATCTTCAACTTCACCATATTCAAGTCTACCTTCTTTAATTAATTCACCAATCATAGTAAAGGTTTCAGCTCTACCAATAGTCCATGAACCATTATGATATCCATGATAGGTTTTCATAAATCGTGAAAGACCTTCTCCACCTTCTAATACAGCATCTTGTAATTCAGACTTACGTGCTTCTCTAGCTTCTACTTTAATAGCTGCAGTATGAGCATCTACCCATTTTTTCATATAGGTATCACGTGCTTTTAGAATCTCAGGTATTACATATTTATTTATATGTCGTTTACTACGACCTGCATCTAATAGTTCAGCTAAGTAATTACCTACTATTTGATTATATCCAAACTGTGCATCTTGATATGTATCTGCTGTAGATAATCTACCTGTTCTACCATCAGGATATATTATATCTTGTGCTTCTTGTAATTGTTCAAACCATAGTGGATACTGTCTAACATCATCTAATGCAGCAGCTCTATTAGAAATGTTTGGTCCTCTAGCAAGAAGAAGACCTTTCATTAAATCAGGATCAGAATTTATCTGTTCTACTTCTTTAGCAGCAGCACCTGTTTCTATATATTGAAAAGCAGATTGATCCTCTTCAAATGTTAACTGAGCATTTTCTTCTTGTAATCTAGCATTAGCAGCTGCATCCCAAAGAGGTGCTGCCATTTCTCTAGCTTCTGATTGTTGCTGTGCCCACTTAGCTAAGTTAGCAGCCTTGGGTGTAAGGCTAATTAACTTATTTAGATTACTTTGTTGGTTAGAATAGTGTTGATTATTAATAGCTATGACTTGTTTTATATGTTCTTTAAAGTCAGCTATATTATCATCAATCTGTTTGTTAACATTCTCAACCATATCAACTGAAGTATCTACATAGTTATACTTTTCAGTTGGAAATAGTTTACTGTTACCAGAGACAAAACTATTATAAGGAGAACTTTGTTGTTTAGCCATTAATAGACAACCTCCATATCTACATCAATTTTACTATAGTCAACAGTTAAATGGTTATCACGTATACCAACAGCCATAGGATTAATCTTAGCTACATCTTGTGCCATAGCACCACGATACCTAGTATTAGTAGGATCTTCTTTGTAGTTAAATTCGTATATCTTATAACCATCAGGAGATGTATCTACTTGTTCGACATTTTCTTTTAGTCTTATATCAGATTTAAATGCAGAAACTATACCCATACCAAAGTTAACTGCATTCATCATCATACCCATAGTATCTCTAGGAGGCATCATGATAGGAGCACCATACTCAGGAGGTAATCCAAGTTTCTCTCTATTAGTTGATATAGCATTCTGATATTGTCTAGCAGCTCCTACTTTAGCTTTAGCTGCAGTCCTACCAAATGTATTATTAATTTTACTTTCTATTGCTGATTGCTTATTTAATAAAGCTAAGTATTGATTTCTACCAGCAGTCCTAGAACTACCACCTTCGTCAACAAATTGAGTAGCTCCATATTGAGTAGCAGCTTGTTCTTGTAGCTTTCTACCTTGACCTTGTATATTAAGAGCTTGTTCGTATATATCACTACTTGTTCTACTATAACCAGTAGCAGCAGTTTCTATACCTCTTACATAAGAAGTTTCTTTATTCCAATACTTTGTAGAATTAGACTTAAAAGCAAAATTCTTTTCTCTATGTTTTTCTCTAGCTGCAGCTCTTGCTCCAGCATTAGGATCTGCACACACGGCAAAACTCGATAAAGGATAATTGATTGGGTCCAAACTTGATCTTTCTTAAAAACTTGAACCCTAAGAATTTAAGTAGTTTTAAATGTACTGTATTACGACAATCTACTACATTCCAGAGTAACGGTTCAGTTCGACCTTCAATGAATCGTTTAGCTTCTCTAGCAAATGTAATAGGGTAATCATGAATAGCAGGTGTACATAACATCCAGATCTCTCCTTCAGGTCCAATTCCAGCCATTCCGGCAGTCTTGCCGTTAGGCACTGTGAAGTGTACGTAGGATCGTTCCTGAGCGACTGAATGGGCATATACGATAGGATCTATCCCATGGCCCTCTTCAACCTCTCTACGGTCTTCTGGACGTAAATTAGAGGCCACCTCTATGGCAGCCTCAAATGTTAGTGGGTGAATGTATTTAGACACGTTTATAGTATTTGGATGAATAGTCTCCTTCCCAGCTCATAGAATGTAATGTAGCAGGTGTAGGACTAGTAGATTTTAATGTTATATCAACATTCTTATTTCTTTCATAGACTGGTATAGTTTTAATAGCTTCTTCTAAGTAT